TGAGGGAAACAAAACAGAAGAGATTACAGGTAATTACGAGCTGATAGTAAGAGGTAACGCAGTTCTCGGCGCCGGCGGGGCAATGTATCTGAATGCAGAGATGTTACAAGCTAGAGGTGGTGATGTCAAGATCGAAGCCAAATCGACTGCATCTGTCAAAGCCGTCAAGGAATTACTTCTCGGTGCTTCTGGATACATCCCAGGTGTTCCACAACTTGGGCTGCCGGGCACACATGCTGGGGATGTCAAGATTATTGCTAACAAGGTTCTCACTACTGGGTATTATGCGGTAGAATCTTTTAGTGGTCTTTTTACTAAAATTACTTCTATTGTTGATACTCATATTACTGGAAGCAATCTATTCATTGGAATGACAGGACTCTTGCCTCCTATTACTCCTATTTTCGGTGCACCGTTATTTACCCCTACGGCTCCGATTGTAACTCCAACTCCACAGAACTTGCCAGTTATTACCCAAGGAATTAATATTCTTAGTGGATGGGATACTAATGTCTCAACAGTAAAACAATCGAATATTCAAACAGGTGGAATCACGGCAATTAATTCGGGTGCGGCAATCTCGATAAATACAGGAGCGGCCCTAGGAATAAACACTACAGGAGCTATCAACATGCTAGGATCCAGCATAGGACTCGGTGCCGGTGCCGAGATAGATATAATCGCACCTACAGTTGCAATAGATACAATAGTGAATTTGGGTTCTGGAGTTGCGGTTCCTCCGGTTCCTGTAATTACAGTTCCGACTGTGCCTGGGATTGCAGTTCCCGGTTTGCCGGCGATATTACCGGTTCCAGGCACCGAGATCCCCGAGCCCCCAGGCAAGGCAACATCTCTTGCGCCGGCGACAGTTTCTAAATCTGTAAGCTCACCTGGGTTTACAGGGTCAGAGGTAGATTAGAATGGAAGTATGTGCAGACGATACAGACTTAACTTTACAGAACAGATTGTCTGCGGCAATCGGGCCGCCTGTAAATAACCGTGGACATTACACCTTTCGACAAATCGATGCTTTCTCTGAGGCACTTGCAACTAATATTGCAAACGAAGCAAACACAAACCCTATTGCCATAGCAGTAGCCAAATACGGTGGCACATTCAATGAGGGAAGACAAATAGTAAATTCCTTTCTTAGAACATGTGATGCCAAAGAATATCCAAAATTATGTCAAAGAATAGAAGAAGGTCAGATATCGGCTTTAGAATATGCTGCATTTCTTGGTGATTACAATTTAACTCCAATTGGATGTACAAATAAATCATTAAACAATCCCAGTGGTCTGCTATTAAACCTAGAACAATTCTACAACGGCTCTTATGCTGAGAGTTCTTTAGGCGGCCTGTGTGCTCAGATGCCTGCCTTCTTTTCTAAGATCGATGCGTTCTTCACATTGATCGGTGAAATCGAAGGTTTAATCGATGATGCATTAACATTTCTTGCCAAGATACGAGATCTTGATAATATTATCCAAGAAGCTATTCAGAAACTTACTGTTAAAGCATTGATAGAAAAACTCACGAAAACTCTTACCGAAGGATTGATGAAGGTCTTTGAAAAGATTCAATCTGCCATTGAAAACTTTAATATCGAGGACGTGATCGGGGATGTATCAACCTTTATCAATGAGCAATTAATCAAGAATATTATGACTCAGAAAGAAAAGATGTGCCTATTTTTTAACGAAGACACTAAAAAGACAATCAAGGAGAAGTTTAAGCAATTAATTGACTATGCAGTAGGCATGTTTGAAAATCCAAATATCGAAGAAATTCAATACCTTATAAGTAGATTTTGTGCTTTTGTGTTCAACATTGAAGCATTGATGAACCAGGTTAAAGGGCCTCTTGATAACTTTGCAAATAAATATACTAATATAGCCACTAGACTTAAGACTATTTCTAACATCAACACCTCATCGGCAATTCGCAAAGGCGCAATCCGAATGTCAGATGAGAAAAAGAAAGAATTGATCGAAAAACAAGAAGAGAAATGGTATCCAGAAAACGGCAAAGCAATCACACCAACGGGTGAAGAGCCGATCAATGTAAAGAAAATTACCATAAAAGAATATTCTACATTACCCAGTTGTAAGAAAGTCAGAGATGGCAGTGATGGGAAGATAGGAATTTCTGGTGATTGGATAGAAGACAAAGAATGCGGTCTTGCTGGATATGTCAATATTGATTTAGATGTTAAAGTTTATCTTGTTAGATTAACAAAAGATGTTGGTAAGATAGAAATAACTTCTGGGTGGAGAGGACAACAATATAATAAGAAGATTGAGGCAAGTCCTGAATCACCTCACATGTCTGGTTTAGTGGTAGACATCAAAGACCCAGGAGTTGAGGAAGAGGAATTTGTTAAACTTGCTACGAAGGCTGGATTTAAATTCATTAAGAGATTGGACAGCGGTGACATCCATCTCGATACAAGGAAGAGACCTCAGTAATGCCAACAGCAGTAGAACTATTTACTCCGGTAACTAAAAAAGTAAATCTGTATTCAGATTTTCGGAAGGATCTGCTTCAAAGCCCTCTGTCTGCTGACATTGTGATATTGAAGGATGAGGACGCCGTAAAAGATTCAATTAAGAACTTAATCTTAACAGATCCCGGTGAACGACCCATGCAACCTTTTTTGGGTGGTGGCATTCGAGAGATGTTATTTGAAAACATTACTCCTGCTACATTAAAGTTAATCAAAGACAAAATCAAAACAACAATTGAATTGTATGAACCCAGAGCAGAATTAATTGACATATCAGTAAAGTCTAATATAGATGACAATGTTGTAAGTGTTATTATTCAATTCTACATTATCAATAGACAGCAGCCAATTACATTAGATGTAATTTTAGAAAGGATTAGATAAATGGCAACGGTCAAGACACCAATCACAGAATTAGATTTTGACGGGATTAAATCCCAATTAAAAACTTATCTGCAAACACAGACCCAATTTAAAGATTATAATTTTGAAGGTTCTAATTTGAGTGCGCTATTGGATGTTCTTGCATTCAATACCTTCAATAATAATTTTTACACAAACATGGCAATCAACGAAATGTTTCTTGACACTGCCATGCTTAAGAATTCTATTGTGTCTCATGCCAAAGAATTAAACTATCTTCCCAGGTCTAGAAAATCTGCAAGAGCTCAAGTCATCATTACCATTTCCAATGAAGCTGAGACTGCGCAAACAATAACGATTCCGCAATATTCTAACATTAGTGCAACATATCTTGGTGACACTTTTAATTTTGTTACTGATCAAGCATTCATTGCTAAAAGAATTGCAGTAGGAGTCTACCAAACAGACACCATAACAATCTATGAAGGGCAGATGTTAGAGAGCTTCCAGAGAGAAGGTTTCATTGTTGACTCTGAAGGTGTTCTTAGAGTTGCATTGTCAAATGATAATGTTGACACAGATTCACTTGTTGTCTTTGTTGATGCAGAAGCTACAGATAATCAGAATGTATTTACCTTGGCTCGTGACATTTATGGGGTAGAGCCTACAGATAAAGTATTCTTCATTGAACCATATTTCGATGACAGATTCTCAGTTTATTTTGGGAATAACAATTTCGGTCAACAGCCCGAAGAATTTGAGGATGTCCGCGTCCGATACAGAATCACTAGTGGCGCTGAGGGAAATGGCATCACTAACTTCACTGCTAGTTTCGTAGAAGGTGCTTCGATCACAGTAGAGACTGTGGTTGCCTCGCTAGGAGGAGCAGAGCGGGAAGGGATAGAATCTATTCGATTCAATGCACCAAGGGCTCTACAGATTCAGGAAAGAGCAATCACAACAAAAGACTATGAAATATTATTGAAGCAAAAATTCCCAGAGATTACATCTGCTTCAGTATATGGTGGAGATGAATTAGATCCACCTCAATATGGTAAGGTTGCTATCTCTGTTTATTTGTCTGATGACACAACTATCATTTCTCAGACTCTAGCAAATTCCTATATCGAATATCTGAATGATCGCAGTCCTCTAAGTATCGAACCTGTATTTGTGCAAACAGAATATGTGTATGCAGACACGACAATAGATATCTCCTACACTAGTAAACTTGCTTCTAGAACTGCAAGTGAATTAGAATCACTTGTCAGGGCCGCAGTGCAAACCTATTCCGATGATACATTAGAGGATTTCGATAAGACACTTCGAATATCAAAATTATCAACTGCACTCGATGCAATAGATACATCGATTCAAAGTACAAGTATTGATGTCAAGCCTATTATTGAATATGCACCGGCGCTGAATATAAAAGCAAATCCAAGATTTCAATTCGGTCAGAAGTTAATTCAACCGTATGCATTCAACATAGGATCTGATTCTTTTACTGGTTACAAGCCTGCAATCAAAAGTAGCCCGTTTGATCTTAACAATGTTTGTGTTTTTATTCAAGATGATGGTGTTGGAAATATTCAGATTGTTTCAGAAGATACATTAAATCAGCAAGTGATCAAACCAATTGCTGGAACCGTGGATTATGAAACAGGGGAAGTCAAACTGGTTGATTTTGTTGTACAGAAATTTTCTGGTTCAGGAATTAAGATCACTGCAAATACAGTAGACCAAGATGTCAAATCACCTAAGGGTCGTGTGTTTATCATAAGAGATACTGATGTTGTTGTCAATATGAATCTGATTGAATCAAAATCAGCAACAATCAATACTTCTAAAAATTATACTTAATACGGATAAGCAAAATGCCTGGTGTGATCGACAAAAATATATCTCTCTTTATAGAGTCACAGTTTCCTAATATCTACAAGGAAAACGGTGAGGAGTTAGTAGCACTTACCAGAGAATATTATAAGTGGATGGAAACGACTAATAATCAATCTATCTACAACGCTAGACGAATATTTGAATACAGGGATATTGCAGAAACCTCAACTTCGATGTTGATATATTTTAAAAACAAATTCATGGCAGATATGCCTCTTGACGAGTCGACTGTTAGAGTATTGGTAAGAAATATTACTGATCTCTATCAAAGAAAAGGAACGCCCCAAGGGATTGAATTATTCTTCAGAATGTTTTATAATGAAGATGTTGAAGTAAAATATCCTGCTTCTCAGATGTTAAAGGTTTCCGGCTCAAATTGGAAGACAGGTAATTATCTTCAAATGTAT